GTCAAGGCTAGAGTAAAGAAACAAGACATATTGCCAGACTAGGATGACAACATGAACGCATACGAATTAGCAGATAAAGTAGATTTAGAACCTTATGGAATATATGGTGAACAAGCTGCCAATATGCTACGCAAACAAGCAGACCGCATAGCGGAGTTGGAGAAATGCCTATTTCAAATGCAAAACGCTTGCATTGACTTAACAAAAAATACTGAACCAGTAGCGTGGATGATTATAGATGTGGATAACGGAAAATCACTTGAGTTTGAAGAAAACAAATTTTCAGAAATAAATATCCCACTCTACACCGCACCAAGAGAGTTAAGTGATGAGGAACTCAATAAAGCGTTTGATTACTACTGCGAAACAGATGAAGGCGTATTGCGATTCAATTATGAACTGCGTGATGAGTGGAAGAAAGAGCAATTAAGCCGTTGGAAAGAAGCATTTAAGAAAGCGAGTGAGAAATGAAAGATTATTACCCTAATGTAAAGTTTAAAGATGGTGTGTATCGCTTTGATTTACCAAATGGCGATGAGTTTGTAATCGTGCCAAAACAAAATGATTTAGCTGAACAATGTTTAAAGATGGTTGAATCTTATCAAGGCTGGGCAAATGATGCTTGGGGTCGTGGGTATGCAACAGCCGTTGGTCAAATACTGGAAGATATGAAAGCAATACTAAAGAAAGCGAGTTTTACCTGTAATGGTTTTTGCGGTGAACAAGAATGTAAAGAAAATCAAGATGGCTGCAAGAGAATAAAGAAAGCGAGTGAGAAATGAACGCTTACGAATTAGCAGATGATGTTAAGAATATTAGCAACACCATTGAAGCATTGGAGTGGGTTCAAAAGGCTAGTCCGTTACTTCGCCAACAAGCAGACCGCATAGCGGAGTTGGAGGACAGGCTCTCTATGTATGAGATTAAAGACTTGGATAAGTGATTAATGAGCGCCCTATTGAAACCGATTGACAACATCATCCAGTTTGAGATTCCCAAGCGGCCTAAGATCGTAGAGAAAGAGGCACCGCCTGACCTCAGAAAGTTCTGCGTGTTGCCTTTGCGTGCGATCCAAGACAAGGAGCTCACCCATGGTGCAATCCGAGTGCTGGCGATCCTCTGTGCCTATTGCAATCGAGCTGGGATCACCTGGGTTGGCCAGCAACGCCTGGCTGACGATCTCCAGATCAGTAAGCAAGCCGTCAATAAGCAGATCGGAGTCTTAAAGCGTGGTGGCTACATTGAGACCGTCAAGCGTGGCTTTCGAGGCAAGCGAGGCGACACCTTGCGTGTGATCTTTGATAAGGACATCAGCACTGAGGATGCTATCGCGATCACCAGTGGCATTGAGGACACCAGACCACCACATCTCATTAGAAAGGAGCAAGAGGAGATGGACAGACCGATTGACAACAACCAACGAGAGCAAGCAAGGAAAGGATTTAGAGAGATGGTTAAAAAGATGACAACCATGGATGCCAACAAGATCGACACCAGTGAGAAACCGACTGACTCAATCACTGTGCGTGAGATGAAATCCAAGATCAGAAAAGCACAGACTAAGAGCAAAAAGACTGTGGATAACCCTGTGAACAAGTTGACAACAGACAATCCCATAGTCAACCCACAGGTTGACTCCATAGTAAACCCAGGAGTTGACCAATCACAGTTTTTAACAAGTAAGGTAACAGTTAGTAAAGAAGTAATAAACAGTTTAATAAATAAAAATATAAAAACTTATAAAGAATTAGTTTGGTCAACTTTTAAAATTGAAAGACAAGTTAATGAACAAGATTTGTCTGTGATGAAAGAGTTGATTGAAAAAGGTTTGACTGAGCAGATGTGGATTGATGTTGTCAGTGACACATTGCAAGTCATGGCCAGTAAGCGACAAGACCCACCTCATCGTATCGGATGGTTTAGAGATGGGTTGATGAGAGTCTTGGATACGAGTGCTGAATACCTCTAGGAATTGATTAGAGGGGTCTAGGAGATGCGATCATGGGTGAGGATGAGCATGGGTAGCCAGATGGACAGATCGTTCAACAGAGAGGCTGTAATCCAGTCTGTCCAAAATGCAATCGTTCGTATGGATTTGCACCCCTATCGCAGAGGTGTCTGTCAGAGGCGGCAAGCAGTAAGTGGTAATGCGTCTGGCAGTGGGATGCGGGATGGTCGGATTGGGAAACGACCCTTTGCCTCCCCCCCTGTCGCCACTAGGCGTGGGGGGCCTCCCTCAAATTTTTCCCAGTATTTTCATTAAAAAAAAGGAGTAGCTATGCAAGAGGCGTTTTTAATCCCTGACAACAGGACTGGTCTGGAAAAGGAGTTACACAACTGGGTGATTGCCAAACTACGGTCTGGCCATTCGCTCCATGCGGTGACAAGAGTCCTCATTATCGAGTCTCAGAAACTACATGAGAGCAATGATGTGGTCGAGGCTATCCGCGAAAACGATTTACAACCCTAAAGGAATTGACAACATGGCGTATCAACAAAAACCTGGCTACTTTTCTCTTTGGCCAAATGATAAGAAAGAGAAAGACACTCACCCTGACTGGAAAGGCTCGATCACTCTGCCAGATGGCACTGATCATTGGTTTGATGCCTGGAATAAGGTCTCGGCTAAAGGACAGGCATATCTGTCTGGCAAGATCGGCAACCCTAAGCCAGGCCATGCCTACAAGCCAGAGCTCGTCAACGCACCGATTACTGAGTCTGGTGACTCAGATAGTCCGTTCTGATGGCTACCAAGATTGCCAAGCAGATTCCTAGCGTAAAGAACTGGGGTGGGGTCAGGTCGATCCAGCGGCGCCTGGAGCGATCAGCCACGATCATGGAAAACCGAGAGGCGGTGGCCTATGCACTGCTGTGCATGGCCAACACCAAGATCACCGACATTATGAAGTGGCAAGAGGATGAGGAGGGTAATCTCCAAGTCAAAGTGAAACCCGCCTCAGAGATTCCAGATCACGCCTTGCAGTCGATCAAATCCATCAAGATCAACAAACAGGGCGAGCTAGAGGTTGAGCTGTATGACAAGGTGGGAGTATTGCGTTTGCTTGCCAAAGCCTCTGGGCTTTTGGATTCGCCTGAGAGCGAGTCTGACAAACCCAGTGTCATTGGCATCAACATCAAAGCTCCCGAAATCGAGGATGTGGATTTAAAGGGAGAAAAAGATGATTGAGTTATTGACTGCGTATTTGCTGTATGAGGGTGGAGCCCCATGGGAGTGGTGGGCTATTTTTGGAGCATTGTTAGCACTCAAGGCATGGCGTTTGCGGCAGATGGCCATCCGCGAGTCAGAGGAGAACTTAGTTATTCACAAGATCATTACGGAGGCCAAAAAGTATGACAACATTCACTAGCGAGGATGCGGAGTATGCCAAGCGGCATACTTGCGAATACTGCAATCAAACCCTGGAGATTGATGCAGTCCACAAATGCAAGGCACAAGAGCGTATCTTGCAACAGACTTTGAAAGACTACCTCGATGCAGTCAATCGGGATGAGGCGTTGTATAACGCCCGTATGGGTCGATCTGGCGTGCGATGGGCGGGTGACTGATGAGCAACGATGAGGCGATGCTATTTGGGGTTTTGATTATGGGCTTGGTGGTCTTTGCGGTCTGGTTAGCCCACAAGGATTAACTAACATTTTTGTTACATAATTTGAAACATAATGTATCGTAAATGTTGCATTAAGCTACTTAATGTAACTTTTATATAACTTTCCACTCCTTGCCCTCAGATTTGCCGAGCTCATACACCTTGATCGGTGGGCTTGAGTAAAGGTCAACATTACAGGCCGCTAATACGGCCTCCTCTGCCTTTGCCTTGCGGCGCATCAACACCTCTGCCGCCATAGCCCCTGAGCCAATCGCCATAAATGTCCTGACGGTTTCCCACTCTAGGGAGTTGTCACAGGAATAGAGCCCGTTTTTGTTTAGGAATAGAAAGCTGTTGGAGTCTTTGAGCTTTGGCTTGCGCTTTTTGTCACCAAAAAACCAGCCCATTGCTTTCTCGATGTCCGACTGGGTGCCAGCCCCAGCAAACCACCCGTCTTTAACGCGATAAACTTTGTTTTCGTAATACTTGAGGCCTGTGTCATCGTCAGAAAATTGGCTGTCCGAAACGATAACTTTGCGTGTCCAATCTCCAACGATTGTTGTCATACTACTCCTCCAATTTTGAGCGCTTGAAATTCAGATAGTCTCTACCCTCCTCTGGATTCCAGAATACTTTAATCATGTCTGGATTGGTGTCAGGTAACTCAGGGTCAATAATGGTCAGCGCACAGGGCGCGATCATCTGGTCTCTAAAGCCTTTCTCTTGGGCAAAGCGATCCATCATTTTGTAAGAGCCAACCTGGATAGCATGGCAAATGCGGCCAGTGCCAGAGTCTTTAATAACGCCGTAGCCTGAGACATGCTTATGGCCAGCGATTGAGATGTGGTCACGCGAGCCGAGCTGGACTGCTTTCATCACCCCATGCGAGGGATTTCATTGGCTGTTGCCTGAGAAGTCATGGCGAGAGTTGACGATCACCTCGCGCCCATTGGGAAACACAAGAGCAAACCTAGCCTCGCTCGCAGAGTGAATATAGGTCTGGCCTCGCGCTATCCAGTTCAGTGGGTCGCCAGCTCCACTCCAGAGATCGTGATTGCCGCCAATCATTACGAGCCAGGGGCAACGCTTAACAAACCACTCGGCCAACATCCATGCCTGTTTAGCGGTAGTGCCTTGCTGGGCGTAGAGCCTAGCCAGGCGCCCTACCCAGTTGTTTGTTGTATCGCCCACATTGGCCGCAAACATAGCCTCTGTGGTGCGGCAAATCTCGGTGTGGTCACGCAAGGCCGCCAGGTCAGTGCCATCGTCATCCACATGAGGATCGCCAAACCAGAATATGCCGACTGGCCCCTTGGTTTTGACTTTTATCTTGATGCAACGCCTAGCCTCGTTTGCCTGATACTTTTTCTCGTATTGCTTGATGCGGTGCTCAACCAAGTCCTCTACATCAATGTCCTCGTCTGGTAAAACCTGAGTTTCAAGCATTGGGTGGATTGTGATGGTGTTGCTCTCTGGCATCATGCCTCGGATGTGTGGTGCGTTGCGATAACGCTCTTGCTCACTAAGGTATCCTTTTTTTACCGCCTGGCTGAGTCGATTGCGAAAGGTGTTGATGTGTAAGCCGAGGGAGTTTGCGGCATCTTTAAGCTGGATATGTTTACGAAATGCGTTGACAACCTCAATACATTGCTCATCCGATACTGGATTCATTGCCATATTGCGCCTTATGTTTTGATATACATAAGTCATTGTTATACAATAAAAATGTGAAAATACAAAATTCATAGGGAGCGTTTGATGGCTAGAACAAAAGAAATGAGCTCCAAAGTCGTGCCCACCACGGGATTAAACCTAGATTTCTCTAAAAGCCCAGAGGTTTTTAAATTCCTCAAGAGCAACGCATTTGTGCGCGGGATGATGGGGCCTGTGGGGTCTGGCAAGTCATACGCTTGCGCCGCTGAGGTGATGATACGAGCCGTTCAGCAAAAGCCATCCCCTACCGATGGGATACGGTACACCCGTTTCGTTATTGTACGAAACAGTTATCCAGAGCTCAAGACAACAACAATCAAGACCTGGCAAGACCTATTCCCAGAGGCAACCTTTGGGCCAATGCTGTGGACTCCACCGATTACGCATCACATACGCTTGCCCAGTCGCGATGGCGCCGCTGGTATCGACTGCGAGGTGATATTCCTAGCGCTCGATCAGCCAAAAGATGTCAGAAAGCTCTTATCGCTGGAGCTGACAGGCGCCTGGGTCAACGAGGCACGCGAGTTGCCAAAGGCTGTGATTGACGGCCTCACCCATCGTGTCGGTCGCTATCCAACTAAGCGTGATGGCGGTGCCACATGGCATGGGATTTGGATGGACACCAACCCAATGGATGACGATCACTGGTGGCATAAGCTCGCTGAGAAAGAAAAAATGACTGGGCCATACGCTTGGAAGTTTTTTAGACAGCCAGGCGGTGTGATCGAGGTGGCCAAAGAGGACTTGCCTGAGAATCCAGAGGCCAATGACCACATATTTGCATCTGGCAAGTGGTGGAAGATCAACCCCAAAGCAGAGAATGTGGAAAACCTACCCCATGGTTACTACCAGCAAATGCTGTTGGGTAAAAATTTGGACTGGATTAGGTGTTATGCCGAGGGCAAATACACCTATGTGCAAGAGGGCAGACCCGTCTGGCCTGAGTATGACGACAACATCATGTCGGGCGAGGTCAGTTATGACCCCAATGTGCCGATCCAAGTGGGTCTTGACTTTGGTTTGACCCCAGCCGCAGTGGTTGGCCAGCGTTATCCCAATGGCCGATGGGTCATTTTGGATGAGATCGTCACCTTTGACATGGGTCTTGAGCGATTTGGCACCATGCTCCTGGCTGATCTCAACGCCAAATACCCTAAAGCCCAAGTATTCCTGTGGGGCGACCCAGCGGGTATGGCCAGAGATGCGATTTATGAGGTCACTGCCTTTGATTACCTCCGCACCCTGGGGCTCAGAGCTCAACCTACCCCATCCAATGACTTTAAAGTGCGCCGCGAGGCAGGTGCCGCGCCCATGCAACGCCTGATTAACGGCAAGCCAGGGCTTATGGTGTCCACAAGCTGTAAGTTAATCCGCAAAGCGTTGTCAGGCGGGTATCACTTCAAGCGTGTGTCAGTCGGAGCTGGGCAAGAGCGATTCCGAGATGCACCCAACAAGAATGAACACTCCCATGTGGGCGATGCCTTTGGTTATCTCTTGCTTGGCGGCGGTGAACATAAGCGCCTGACCAAGAATAATTTGAACACTGGCACAGTCGTAGTCCAGACCGTTGCTAACAATGAGTTTGATGTGTTTGCACAGTGATATACAACTCACCACATTTAGTAAAAAATGCAATAGAATCTCTTGTATATAGTATTTATGGAGATACATCATGCCATTCATTGCTTTAGCCATCTTAGGTGGAACGCTTTATCAAGCTAACCAGCAACGCCAGGCCGCCAATGCCGCCAGAGACGAGGCATCACGCGCTAGCTCTATTGCCGCACAGCAAATGCAAGCGCAAGTTGCCGCACAGCAACAGCAAGCTGACATTGCTCGCAGAACTTTGGATGTGCAAATTGCTAGAAACGCTGAGGAAAAATCTCGCTTAGAGGCAGAGGCTAAGAAAGCCGCCGATGAGATTGATGCAGAGCGCCGCAAGATGGGCGAGGCAGAGGCCGCACGACTAAAGTCTCTCCGCAGATCAGGTTCTCGCTCGCTGTTGTCAGAAGCCCGTTTAAATCCTGAACTTGGATTGGGTGGTGACAACGCCATGCTTGGCGCTGGCGTTTCTTACTAAGGGGCTAATATGGCTCGTAGATTGTCATACGCAGAAAAGATGCGGTTAGCACGCCGCACCAGCGACATTACTCGTTTGCAATCTGATCTCCAGCGTTCAATGCAAGACTACCAAGCTAGTGTCGGTCAAAAAGAGGCTGTGTTTAACACACAGATGACCGATTACAACAGGCTTTACGAGGGTTATAAAGGCAGACTTGATGCGTATAACACCCGTTTGTCTGATTATCAAAAGCGTCTTAAAACTTATCAAGATGCGCCATGGGAAAGTTACAACGATTTTCAAGTTGTATCGCGTTTGGGGCCTAATGTTTATGCGTCAACGCAAACAAGAAATTATGGAAACAATGTTTATGGCCCAATCGTGCCATCTGGCCCATTTATCGGGAGCATGGTGCGAGACCCAAATGCAGAGCGTGGCGGTATTCCAACATACGCATTTACGCTTAAAGAGGGTTATAGCTTTAGTGGGCCAAGCTCGCGTGGTGTGATTGGCGGTAAAAGTGTTTTAAGTCCTGGCGAGTTTACTGAAAAGTTTGAAGAACAAGCTCCAACCGCACCAACCTTAGACATTGCGGCTGAGAAAGCAAAGCTAGAGGCTGATCGCGCCTACACCGAGCGTGAAGTTGATGAGCGCACCAAATCAAGATTAAGAGCTGTTCAGCGTGCAAGCGCAAGACCAATGTTATCGAGAGGAACCAACATCAATGGATAAGATGAAAAACAAGGTCAAGAAAGTCATGCGCGAGTATAAGTCTGGCAAGCTCAAAAGCTCGTCTGGAGACAAAGTAACTAGCAGAGATCAAGCTGTGGCGATTGCCATGAGCGAGGCTGGTTACAAAAAGAAAGGCTCGAAATGAAAGAAGTCTGGGATAAGGAAAGACCAAAGGAGCTTGGCAAGTCAAAATCGCTGACCGCCATGCAAAAGCGTGCCGCAAAGCGTATGGCACAGAAAGCTAATCGGCCATATCCCAATTTAGTGGACAACATGAGGGCGGCTAAAAATGGCTGAATACGGAAAAAAACAAAAGTATGAGGGCAAGCGCCTAAAGGTTGAGGACATCATCAAGCGTGCTGAGGTAGCTCAACGCAAAAAAGATGAGTTTGAGTCTTTGTATCGGGATGCGTATGAGTTCGCCCTACCCCAACGCCAGCTCTATGGCTACTGGGAGGGCAACGCTCAGGGCGCCAAAAAGATGGCCAGAGTGTTTGACTCGACTGCTATCAACTCCACTCAGCGTTTTGCCAATCGCTTGCAATCAGGCATTTTCCCGCCTCAGCGTAAGTGGTGCCGCCTTGAGCCAGGTCAAGATATTCCTGTGGATCGTAGAGCCGAGGCTTTGGCTATCTTGGATCAATATAACGAAAAGATGTTTACCGTTATTAAGCAATCCAATTTTGATATTGCCATTGGTGAGTTTCTGTTAGACCTAGCCGTAGGCACTGCGGGTATGTTGGTGTTGCCTGGCGATGATGTCCAGCCGATTAACTTTATCCCTGTGCCCATGTTTTTGATCTCCTACGAGGAGGGTGCAAACGGTCAGGTTGACAAGATTTATCGCAAGATGCGGATGAAAGGCGAGGCCATCAAACAGCAATGGAAAGATGCCGAGTTCAGTGAGACCGTTCAGCAACGCATTGACATGAAACCCACCGATGAGGTGGAGCTCCTAGAGGCGACTGTTTACGACTCTGAGCGTGGCGATTGGTGCTACCATGTGATTGATAAAGTCTCCAAAGAGGAGATTGTTTATCGCCGCTTTAACAGCTCGCCATGGGTGATCTCGCGTTATTCCAAAATCGCTGGTGAGATATACGGGCGTGGGCCATTGCTCACAGCATTGCCTGACATTAAGACTCTGAATAAGACCCTTGAGCTCGTTCTCAAGAACGCCTCATTAGCCATCTCTGGTGTATATACAGCCGCAGACGATGGCGTATTAAATCCCCAGACTGTCAAGTTAGTGCCTGGCGCGATCATTCCAGTAGCGCGCAATGGAGGCCCACAAGGTGAATCGCTCAAGCCGTTGGCTCGTTCTGGGGATTTCAATGTTTCGCAGATCGTTATTCAAGACCTACGGGCTAACATCAAGCGCACCTTGCTTGATGAGTCCTTACCTCCTGACAACATGAGTGCTCGCTCTGCCACAGAGGTGGTCGAGCGTATGAAAGAGTTGGCTCAGAATCTAGGCTCTGCCTTTGGTCGATTGATTAACGAGACCATGATCCCATTGGTCGCTCGCATCCTGTCAGTCATGGATGAGCGTGGTCTGATTGATCTGCCTCTCCGAGTCAATGGCCTTGAGGTCAAAGTCTCCCCTGTTGCTCCCCTGGCCATGGCTCAAAACATGGAGGAGATCAACAATGTCATCCAGTTTATGCAGATTGCCCAGACGCTAGGCCCAGAGGGTGCGCTTGCAGTCAAGTCTGGAGACTTGATCGACTTCTTAGGCGACAAGCTAGGCGTGCCCAGCTCAGTGCGTAATACGCCAGCCGAGCGTGCTTTCTTGATGGAGCAACAAGCTCAGATGCAACAAAGAGATGCCATGATGTTGGCCATGGCTGGACAGCAACAGGCGGTAGCTGAAAGCCAACAAGCCGCCGCACAATCAGGAATGATGCCTCAATGACTTGCACGCCCTGTGTAGTTGATCCAGGTGTAGCACATTATTTTGGTGATGGTTTGTATGCAAAGGAGGCGGTAGTGCCAGCGGGTTACTCCGTTGGCAAGCATATCCACTCCTACTCTCACCTATCCATATTGGCATTTGGCAAAGCTAAGGTTACTGCTGGTGATGTTGTCACCGAGTATCTTGGCCCCACTTGCATAGAGATCAAGGCGGGCGTGCCTCATCACATTGAGGCCGTCACCGACATTATTTGGTATTGCATCCACGCAACCGATGAAAAAGATATATCAAAAATAGACGAGATTTTAATAAACAAGGAGGGCTAGATGGCTGGATGGGAAGATATTGAGGCGATGCAACAAGTGTTGTCGCCTCCGCAAGGCAATGAAATGGACAAGCTGTGCCTACGAGTATTTGGCACAGAGGATGGGCAACGGTTACTCAAGTGGATGCGCGAGCAAACGATTGAGCAACCTTGTTGGGGGCCAGGCTCTGATCCGAGCTATGGCTATTTTTTAGAGGGGAGATGTAGTCTCATAAAGGAGATTGAATCCCGTATTAACAGAGCGAGAAACCTATGAGCGAAACAAATGAAGCAGTAGTCGAGCCCAGTGAATCCACTGGCCTACTTGACGGCGTTGAGGCGCAAGAGGGTAGCCCAGAGGGTTCTCAGCAAGACACCAATAAAAGTGAAGTTGAACACCGAGCCGCAGACTCTATACCAGAGGATGAGCCACTAGAGAGGCCTGAGTTTTGGCCTGAGAACTTCTGGGATAAAGATAAGAATGAGCCTGACCTAGAGGGGATTGCAAAGTCATGGAAAGACTTGCGAGCCAAGATCAGCAAGGGTGCCCACAAAGCCCCGCCAGAGGGTAAGTATGACCTATCCTCCTTTGGCGAGAACGCTGACAACCTACCCATGGTGCCCGTATTTAAGGACTGGGCGGCTAAGAATGGCGTATCGCAAGCGGCATTTGACGACCTAGCTGGCACCTTGACGGCCATGCTAAACGAGGCTCAAGCCAATACGCCAAGCATTGATCCAGTCGCAGAGCGCAAGGCTTTAGGGCCAAATGCAGACGCACAGATCAACGGCATGGTCAGTTGGGCCAGAGGCCTCGTCAACAAGGGCGTGTGGTCAAACGAGGACTTTGAGGAGTTCAAGATCATGGGCGGCACAGCTCGCGGTCTGAAAGCTCTGCAAAAGATTCGCAGTGCCTATGAGGGCTCTATTCCTGTGGAGTCCTCTCCAATGGAGGGGATGCCAACTGATTTAGAATTGCAACAGATGGTCGGTGATCCAAAATACACCACCGATCCAGCGTATCGCGCCAAGGTTGAGCGTTTATTTAATCAGCGATATGGCCAATAGATAGTGACCTCCTTCACCAACTACCGATGGTGAACTTTACAGACCCGCCTCAGTGCGGGTCTTTTTTTATGTTGTCTGTTCACATTGCAAACGCCCCTATTGCAAGTTGTAGAAAATGCAATACAATCAGCAATAAGGCATATCGCAGTTGTCAAGCGACCCTTTAATGATTGTGACAACAATCGGCTGACAACCTACTGTAAGCATTAGGCCCTCATCCGAGGCTCACCGACAGCGAATAACTTTTTTTGTTTACTTTTAAGAAAGGATTTACAAATGGCTATCAATTTATCTACCGCCTTTGTAACCCTATTCGATGCGGAAGTTAAACAGGCGTATCAAGGCACTGCCAAGTTGCGCCCCGCTGTTCGCGTCAAATCGGGTGTAGAAGGTTCAACCTATAAATTTCCTAAGATCGGCAAAGGTGTTGCACAAGTTCGCATCCCCCAATCCGATGTAACCCCACTCAACATCACCTATGGTCAAGTAACTGCGACCCTGGCTGACTATATCGCCGCTGAATACAGCGATATTTTCATGCAAGCTAAGGTGAACTTTGATGAGCGCCGCGAGTTGGTTCAAGTAGTTTCCAACGCTATCGGTCGCCGTCAAGACCAGTTGATCCTTGATGCTCTTGCCGCTTCAAGCACCAGCAATACTGTTGCAAGCTCTATCGGTGGCTCAAACACCAATATGAACTTGGACAAGCTCATTGCCGCTAAGAAGTTGCTTGACGCTGGTAATGTGCCAATGGACAACCGCCACATCATCATCCACGCTAATAACTTGGCTGGTATGTTGGGCGAGACCAAAGTAACCTCCTCTGACTTCAATACCGTTAAGGCATTGGTTCAGGGCGAGATCAATACTTTCCTTGGTTTCACATTCCATGTGCTTGGTGATCGTTCTGAGGGTGGCTTGCCTCTCTCCAGTGGCGACCGCACGGTATATGCGTTCCACCGCGATGCGATTGGTATGGCCGAGGGAATTGCTCCTAAGACCGAGATCAATTACATCCCTGAGAAAACTTCTTTCTTGGTGGCCTCAATGTTCTCCGCTGGTGCAGTCGCGATTGATGACGAGGGTATCGTCAAGATCACTTGCGATGAAAACGGCGCTTAATTAAAGGAGAGATAAAATGGCATTTTCCGCAACTGGTTTTGTAACCGTATGCGCCGCTAAGAGTGGTCAAGCTCCTAGCGTTTACGCATATAAGACCGCAGACGCAATCGCTGATGTAAACACCAGCGGTTACTTCAATAGCTTGGCTAACACCCTCAGTGTTGGCGACTTGATCTATTGCGTAACCTCTACTGGTAGCACTGCTGTTGCAACCCTCGTTTATGTTGTCAGCAACGCCTCTGGTGTTGTCGATGTGAACGATGGCACAACGCTCGCTAATACTGATAGCGATTAAGTAATGTAGTAAAGCAAGGGGCTACTCTCGTCATGGGAGTAGCCCTTTTTTATAAGTGAGGACTATATGGCCGCTGGGGATACCGCAGTATCAATCTGTTCAGATGCTTTAATTCTGTTGGGCGCCAAGCCCATCTCGTCATTTAATGACGGCACAGACGAGGCTAACTCTTGCGACCGACTCTATCCAGACATTCGGGATACTGTGTTGTCGATGCACCCTTGGAGCTTTTCTTATAAAAAAGTCAAACTTGCTCGCTTAGTGACTACTCCTGTATCGGAGTGGAAATACGAGTATCAACTGCCAGGTGATCGCCTTGGCAATCCTAGAGCTGTATTTGAGACCAATAACGCCTATGCCAGACCCGTCAAGGAATGGGAGATACAGGGCGACAAACTGATTACGAATTACGAGGAGGTCTATATCGACTATCCCTATCAGACCCCTGAGTTTGCAATGCCCCAGTATTTTGTGCAGTTGCTCAAATACGCGATGGCCTGGCACTTGGCTCAACCAGTGACCGAGCAAGAGGCTAAGGCTCAATACTGGCAAGGTGTGGCCTTTGGTGGCCCATCTGAAAACGGGCGCGGTGGTTACTTTAGACAGGCCGCTAACATTGACGGCCAGGGTCAGCCTCCGCAAGTAATTGAGGATTACGCTCTAGTCGCCGCGAGGTTCTGATGGCTCGCTTTATTGACTTCCAGACCAACTTTTCTACTGGAGAGCTCGATCCATTATTGAGAGCTAGGGTTGATATTCCCCAGTATGAGAACGCACTGGCCAAGGCAACCAATGTTGTAATCCAGCCCCAGGGCGGTATGCGCCGCAGACCTGGCGCAAAACACATCATAGAGTTGCCAAACTCAAGCACGCCAAGCGTTGCTAACGGTGTGCGCTTGATCTCGTTTGAGTTCTCGGTTGACGACTCTTATATGCTCTGCTTTGTTGCTGGGCGTATGTATGTCATTAAGAATGGGTCAGTAGTTGCTAACATCAATGGCTCAGGCAATAACTACCTGACAGTCTCCAGCATCACTGGTGCCATGCTGTCTAGCATTTGCTGGACTCAATCGGCTGACACGCTGATTATTGTCCATCCTGACTTGCAACCGATCAAGATTGTCCGAGGTGCCAATGATGCGTCTTGGACTGCAAGCACAATTACTTTTGATTCGATCCCACGCTATGCGTTTACGCTGTCGATTAGTAATCCAGCGGCCACGCTTACACCTGATCGTGTAAGCGGCAATGTCCGTTTGACGGCCTCTGCGGGTGTGTTTACCTCATCCCATGTTGGTCAATACATCAATGCAAGCCCACAGGGTCGAGCTAAGATTGTTGCGTTTATTAGCTCGACAGTTGTCGATGCAATTACCGAATATCCATTTTTCAATACGACTGCCATTGCCTCTGGCTCATGGGAGCTTGAGACTGGCTATGAGGATGTCTGGAGCTCTGGCCGAGGCTGGCCACGCACTGTAACTTTCCATGAGGGTCGCTTGTATTTTGGTGGCTCCAAGTCTCGCCCATCGACTGTATGGGGTAGCAAGGTCGGAATCTTTTTTGACTTCCAAGCAACCGAGTCTTTGGATGACGATGCGATTGAGGCCACGCTAGACACCAACCAGCTCAATACGATTATCGACATGACGAGCTCGCGTGACCTCCAGGTGTTTACCTCTGGTGGTGAGTTTTATGTGCCACAAACAGGCACAGACCCCATCACGCCAGCCACATTTGTGTATAAGGCAGTTAGCCGTAACGGGATGAAACCTGGCACGCGGGTGCAGTCGCTTGAGACTGGCACGCTGTTTATCCAACGCCAGGGCAAAGCGCTCAATGAGTTTTTATTCTCGGATGCACAGCTCACCTATGTGACTCAGCGTATCTCGCTGTTGTCAGGTCACTTGCTAAAGAATCCAAGCCGTATCGCTTTGCGTAGAGCAACCTCGACTGACGAGGGTGATTTGTTGCTAATAGCCAACACTACCGATGGCTCAATGGCCGTCTATTCAATTCTGCGTTCACAGCAAGTAGTTGCCCCATCCGAGTGGATCACAGACGGTCAATTTGTTGATGTCAGTATTGATGTCACCCAAATCTATGCAGTAGTCAAACGCACTTTTGATAATACGGTTCGCTATTTTTTGGAGCGTTTTGATGACACTCTATTTACTGACTGCGCTTTCACAGGCGGTGCGGCGGCTAGTGCAAGTGGTCTGCCGCATATTGGCAAAGCTCTAAATGTAATTACAGACGGTGTGCCACAGTCCAATGAGACTGTATCGGCTGGTGGCTCAGTTACTTTTGACCGCGCCTCGACTACCAAGTATGAGGTCGGTTTGCCATACACCGTCTATGCCAAGACCATGCCTGTCGAGGTCAAGTTGCAGACTGGCTCACGCATTGCGTTTAAGAAACGAGTGGTGCAAGTTAATGCAGTGGTGGATGACACTCAGCATTTAAATATCAACAATCAGCCAGTGCCATTCCAAAACTTTGACAACCAATTGCTTGACCAGCCAATCGCAGAGTTTACTGGCGTTAAGCGCTTGGATGGTGTCAGAGGTTACAGCCGTAATGCAGAGATTGAAATAACCCAGACCTTGCCTTTGAAAATGACGCTGTTGGGCATTGAGTATAAGGTCGCAGTGAATCAAGGAACATAACTATGGCATCAATGGAAAACGCATCTGGAGGCCCACAACCCTCGTCAAACGCCAATTTGTTTAGTGCCAGCGCAATGGCTGGAGCTGGTTTGTTTGCCAGCATCGGATCAGCGTATGCGTCACAGGCACAGGGCTTTTATCAGCAAGCCGCATACTCGATGCAAGCGGTGGAAAACCTCCGCATGGCTGGTTTGCGAGCTGACAAAGCGGTTGAGTATGCCAAGCTCCAATCGGATCGCAGAGAGATGCAAACCGAGTTTGAGGTGCTTAACTATAAGGTGCAAGGCAACACCCTACTCCGCAGTCTATCTAAAGCCAATGCCGCCGCACGAGCAAGAGCCGCCGCCAACGGTGTGCGCCTAGACTCTGGTTCTGCTATGGGCGTGCAAGAGACCAATGTAGCAAATGCTTATCGTGATGTTGCCTTGACTGATCTATCTGCAATGGTAGCTCGCGTCTTTGGCATGGAGGATGCAACCAATATCCTAAAGGCTGGATATGACAATGCGTTCTTTGAGCGTGAGGCCGCGATTGCCAACGCAAGAAGTCTGCAACAGACTGGTCAGTATGCCGCCAAGAGTGGTGGTCTATTGGCAACTGCAACGCTTACTGAGGGTGCGCTTGGCTTTGCTAAGACTTTCCCGACAACTGCTGTATATGAAAAAACAAAATCGTTATTTTCCTGATAGGTGACACATGGCTGAAATCCCAAGAATTGAATCAGGCAGAGTCGGTGTAAACAATGCACCGAGCGCCGCAACGCCAGTTGTCAACTACCCGCAAATGACACCTGAGATGGCTCTTATTGGCCAGGCTAAGTATCAGGGCACAGTTGCAGACAAGCTAGACCGTATGAGCTCTATTGTATTTAGAGAGGCTGGTGATTTGAGTCAAAAGGCTGGCTTGCAATTTGCCGCTGAGAATCCTTTGACGCAAGAGCAATTACAGGCCATGGTCAAAGGCGACATGAGTAGCGTCAATCTTGGCTCGCCTATGAATGTGTTTGACAACGCGGTGCGTAAGGTGCGTGCATTTGAGCTATCAGCTCATGCCGAGGCTGAGGCAACAACTAAACTTTTAGAGGTTTACCAGCAAGCAGAGCGTGGCGAGATTGACTTTGAGCAAGTTCGTGGACAAGTTAAAGCCATCACCGATGGATATGGCCAGTCGCTTGCTGTTGTCGATCCTGAGAGCTCGTTTAAGTATCGGGCATCTCTGGCCACGATGGGTAACAAGGTCATTGACGAGACTGCCAAGCTAGAGACCAAAAAACGCATGATGGCCAATGGCATTAAGGTCGAGCGTTTGTATCAGGACTTTCAGCGTGTCTCGGAGATTGTTTATAACAGCGAGAGCCAGATTGATCCGACCAATGGCCAGGTGATCTCCAAAGATGAGATTGTAGATACCCTGGCGCAAAACTTTATCAATAACGCAATCGCCCTAGTGGGTGTCAATGGCGCCGCCGCATATCAGACCCAGATCGTTAAAGACTTGACTGACGGCAAAATAAACACTCTGTCCAAGTATATGACCGAGGAATTTGCTAACGACCCAAATGCGTTTAATCGCATGAAAGCTGGTGACATGGGTCGCTTGTCTGATCTGTGGGGAACGCTAGGCGAGGATGCCAAAGCCAAGGTCTATCAGACTTACTTCCAAAAGATCAGCACTGACAACAATATCCGCGACCAGCAAGACAAGGCCAATAAAGTAGATCGCGAAATGAAAGCGATTGACTTATACAAGTCTTATGAAAGAGCTACTAATCCGTTAGATAAGAAAGCCATTTTGCGCCAGATGTCTGAGCTCAAGGTATTCTCGTTTGACGACTTAAACAAGCTCTCTCGCGGTGAGGGTGAGTCTAATCCAATGGCCATGTTTAATGCTATTGATGGCATCTATAAAGGCACGATTACGACCTCTGACCAGATCGCTCGTTTGCCTGTTGCTACTAAAGACAAAATCAGATTACTTGAAAAGTTACACTCATCCGATAGGGCTGATGACCGAGACCTAGATTCTGGTATTCGCCGCCTGGCTGGTGTGCCAATCGGTTTGCAATTTATTGACCCAAAGGGCGCAGAGTTTGAGCGTAAAGCCAAGCTAGACCGCGAGGCAGATCAGATTAAGCAAGACCTGATCGCCCAAAATAAGCCAGCTAATTCACAGGCTATATTGCGTGAGCTGGGTGTGCGTGTTGAGCAACGCCGTAACACCGAGTCTGCCAAGTCAGCTCGCACCAGTCTCAAGGCCTATGAGGACAAGGCTGGTGGCCCAATCACATCACAGACTTTGCCAGCCTTTGAGGAAAAGGTTAAGCGAGGCAAAGTGCAAGGCGTTAAAGAAAACCAGTTGCCACGCATTAGAGCGTTGGTTAAGCAAGCCGAGGGGGATGAGTAATGGCGTATTCAAAAATTGAGCAAGCCTATGTGGATGGAGTTGTCTCTGTTGAGTTTCCCGATCCGATTATTGAGGAGCCACAGCAAGAGCAACCCATGATGTTGGCTGACTCAGGCCAGGTCAAGTCTGACGCTCAGGCTGGCTTTGGCACGATTGGCCCTATCCCTCGTAACAGAGCACAAGAGGCTCTCGGCTATGTCGGTGAGCTCCTGACCAAGGCTGGTGTCCAGCTCGACAAGGTTGGCTTGGATATTCCTGTATTGGGGCGCATTACATTAAAAGACCTGACCGTAGGTGAATCTGGCAAGGTGCTAGAGGATATGAGCTATGGCTTTATGCCTGTCGAGGGCTCAGGTGGATTTATCTCTGGCACAACTCGTATCAAGCCAGATGCCGCACTAGAGCTCTTGAACTTGGCGCCTGTGGTCGGTGCCGCCGCTAAGGTTGGTGGCAAGGCAGTTGTCAAGGGTGTGCAAGCGACTAAGGGTTTACCCGTAGGCATGAGCATTAAAGAGGTTGGCCAGGGTGTCGATGAGCTTGGTTTTTATTCTGCCGCGCAGAAAGCGGTAGATGGCATCCAACAACCTAAAGGCACAGGCGATCAATTCCTAAAGCAGATCGAAAAGACTCCTGGCGTAAAACCAGAGGAGATTAAGTGGACTGGCTTAGATGACTTTTTAAAATCTAAGAAAACAGTTACCAAGGCTGAGGTTCAAGAGTACCTAGATAAGAATCGAGTTGAGGTTAAAGAGGTTAGTCTTTCTGATAGTGATTTAAAAAAGAAGTTTTCAGTAAATAGCCCAGAAGATCAAGACTATTATGATGTTATTGACAAGCAAGGCAAGGTTATATTTACAGGCCCAGAGGATGAGGCTGATTATTTAATTGATCGTTCTTTAACTAAATTTTCTAAATACACTCTACCAGGCGGCGAGAACTACAGAGAGATATTGCTGACTTTGCCTATCAAAAATCCTGAGTTTGACCCTAAAGATTTGGGAAGGCTTACAGAATTGTCTAACAAGACCCGCTCTGCCGCAGAGGATGTAGAGTATAAGGCTCTTGCTCAACGCTATGACGCAAGCCTAAGAGGTGAGACAAGCCCTGAGTTCAAGTCTCAGCACTTTGACCAACCAAATATCCTAGCCCACATGAGGGTCAATGACCGTGTAGATGCTGACGGCAAGAAAGTGCTCTTTGTTGAGGAGGTGCAATCTGACTGGCATCAAGCTGGGCGTAAGAAGGGGTATAACCAGCAGTTTGCGGTTATTGGAAACAAAGGCGAAAGACAGTTTATTGGTAGTGAAAAAGAAGCTCAAGATTTTTTAGCAAAATCTAATAATTCAGATTTTACTATTGCTCCTGTCGGTGGCTCAGGCGTACCCGATGCCCCATTCAAGACTACATGGCATGAGCTCGCTATGAAACGAGCAATTCAGATGGCGGCTGAGGGTGGCTATGACCGCATAGCGTTTACGACTGGCAAGACTCAGGCTGAGCGCTATGACTTGAGCAAGCAGATTAGTCGAGTTACTTATAAAGATGAAATCCTCAGAGCGTATGACAAAGATGGAGCTGAGGTAATTAGCAAACTCGCTAACCCAGAATCTTTAGAGGAATATGTAGGGAAAGAGCTTGCGTCTAAGATTGTTGCAGACAACGAGAAATTAAGAGTTGCAAATAAAGCCTATCGTGATGCAATTAAAAATGATGTATCTGATGCAGAGCTTAACAAGCTGTCGCAAGAGGTTGGCAAGTATCAGATGGAATACAAAGGCGTTGACCTCCAAGTAGGTTGCGAGGGCATGAAATGTTTTTATGACAACATCGTGCCTAAGTTTTTGGACAAATACGCTAAGAAGTGGGATGCCAAAACTGGTATGACCAAGATTCGCGTTGCTACCGATAAGCAAGCCGCCGAGGATGCACAGTTGCTCAATGAGCTTGGCGTATCTAAAGATGGCCCCAATGCAATGGCTCAAGTTCATTACATCGACATCACCCCTAAAATGAAAGAGTCCGTAGTAACTCAAGGTCAACCGTTATTTGCTATTGGTGCTGGTGGAGCTGGTGCCGCCGCAACACAAGAGGAGAATAAATAAATGAGCATTGCACCACTTAACCAACGCCTAGATCAGATCATCCCTGAGACTCCTCCCTCAGTAAACGAGATCGACCCCAATGAGCCTCCGCTGATTACAAGCGAGGATTTAGACAACACCCCTCCCCTGACCTACGAGCCCTCCAATACGATGAACATGGAGGAGTCGGTTCAGGTCGCTGGCTTGTTTGATATAGCTGGCGGCATCATCCGCAACGCAATTAAGAAAGCGCCTCAAAAGTCTGAGCGCACCCTAGTGCCTGATGCCGCACGCCAGGCGCCAACCGAGTTGCCACAGCCAGGCAAGATTACGCCTGATGTCACTGCCATCCCAGCCGCCAAGCCTGAGCTCGTTCAGAAAGTCGAGCAAGCGGTAGAGACCCGCAAGGCTACTGGCCAGGTAACGGGTCAGCCCCCAGAGGAGGCGTTTAACTTATCGCGCTATCAGACTGAGGATGCCGCCGCTATTGTCGGTGGTGTATCAGATGCGCTAGGGATCAAGACCACCAAAGTCACCTTTGATGAGATCAAGACCAAGGCAACCGAGATGGGTGTGGATGAGAAATTCCTAACCCGCCTGGTGGATGCCAATGGTCAGATGATGCCCAACGCGGTAGATACTTTCCGCGCCTTGCAAGTCTTGGAAAGCTCGGCTGGTGAGCTAGATCGTCTGTTTAAGTTAGTGGCGACTGGCACAGCAACCGAGGCACAAAAGCTCCAGTTGCGCCAGCAAATCTCTTTCCATGGCCTAGTCCAGCGTGGCGTTAAAGGCATCCAGACTGAGACAGCTCGCGCCCTGGCCGTATTTCGGATTCCTAGAGATGGCAATGTAGATACGATCCGCAATGTGTTGGATGAGTATGGTGGCGACAAGTCGCTGACCGACATGGCCAACGCTTATCTGCGCCTAGATACTCAGGCCGCTAAAAACGCCATGATTGAGAAGTCCATGTTTAGTGGCGTCAAGGATGTCTGGTTCACCACATGGATGAATGGCTTGCTGTCAAGCCCAGTGACCCATGCCAAGAACATTTTTGGTAACTCCATGTTTGGGCTCTACCAGATTCCTGAGCGCATGATCGCCTCAATCTATTCCAACAAACTGCCAGACGGTGTGCGGAATTGGCGAGCTCTAACGCCTGGCTCACCTGATGAGAAGATTGCCTATGACGAGGCTCTCATCATGGCTCAATCGCTCCCAGCGGCCATGAAACGAGGCTTTGAATGGGCAAGTAGGGCATGGAAACAAAACGCGCCCACAGACCCATATAGCAAGGTTGAGATGTTGCGTGGCACAGATGTGCCTCCGATCAGCTCTGCCGCCTTTGGCCTCCAAGAGGACACTCTGTTTGCCAAGGGATTGGATTTTTACGGCAAGGCTATCACCATTCCTGGCCGCGCCCTGATGACTGAGGATGACTTTTTTAAGGGCACGCTCTACCAGCTAGAGCTCAACGCACAGGCCTCCCGCCGAGGCCATACGGTCTATCGCCAGGCATTAGATGAGGGCTTGTCTGAGGCAGACGCATTGGCTAGAGCTGAGGCTCATGTGACCGACATCCTGACCAATGTGCCAAGTGACCTAGATCAAGCGGCCATGGACTTTGCCCGTAGAGGCACATTTACAGCCAAATTGCCAGAGGGCTTTGACCGTTTGCAAGAGGTGTTTAACCACCCAGCTCTAAAGATTATCGTGCCATTCTTTAAGACTCCGACCAATATTGGATTGGAGGTTATTGAGCGCACCCCGTTTGCACCGTTGTCAAGCCGTTGGAATAACGAGATGCGTAAGGGTGGTGTTCATAGGGATATGGCAATGGCTAAGGTAACGCTTGGATCAGCAATCTTAGCGACCTTTGCATCCCTGGCGGCTGAGGGCAATATCTCTGGCAGTGGCCCAAGACGAGCCGCAGATCGTGAGGCATTGGAGCGCACAGGCTGGAAACCTTATGGCATCAAGGCTGGCGAACAATGGATCACTTACAGTGGACTAGAGCCAATGTCTGCCCTCCTCGCTATTGCCGCCGACTATGCCGAGTATGCCAAGTATGAGCCAGACGCAACCAAGGTTGAGGAGGTTTTCTTAGGCGCCGCGTTTTCGATCTTTGAATATATTGGTGAGCAACCATGGCTCCAAGGGGTTGCAGACATTGGTAAAGCAGTAGCTAGGGCTGATGATGGAAAAGGCAAAGAGGCTTTTGTCAACGGCATAATTAAGCAATTAACTGGCTTTGTCATTGGCGGCTCGCCTATCGGCGCCTATAACTCAATGGTGGCTGGTATTGAGCGCCTGATCGACCCAACCAAAAAGGATGTCAAGGCTGACCCTGACTTACCTTTGGGCGTGCGTGGATTCTACGAGGGCTTTAACCGCTATACCAACCGCCTCCCCTACTTTAACCAGGCGTTGCCCAATGACCTCAATATGTGGGGTGACGAGCGCAAGGAGGGCCAAGGCAAGTTTTATGAGATGGTCTTGCCTACCAGGGTATCGCCTGAGCAATTCAGCGAGGCTGACGACATCCTAGTGCGTCTGGGCTCGCCTCTGTCAGTTAAGGGCTTTGACAAGGTGGATGGGGTAGAGCTGACCGCCGAGGAGCGTAACCGCTACAAGCAAATCTATGGCAAAGAGGTTGTCAGCTCTGGGCGTGACATCAAGGGTGCGATTGTCGAGATGGCTTATACGCCAGGCTTTGACACCTTGCCGCTAGACCAGCAACAGGAGAATGTTAAGGCAGTCCACCGCAAATATCAGGATGCCGCCAAGCAACTACTGTTGTCAGAGAGCCCAGATTTGGTGGCAAGAATTGAGAAGTTGAAAGCCAACCGCGAGGCTTTCGGCATCTATTATAAAGAGTAATTATTGAATACAATTAGCAAAAGGAGCTTATGAATCATGGCTGATTACGCAATATCTAATGTCACTCGTAGGGTGGTCTATGCCGCATCAGGCACAGGCCCTTACGCCTTCACCTTTGAGGTGTTGTCAGCCAATGACATCGCCGTTTATAAAGGTGACACCCTCCTTACACTGACAACCGACTACACCGTAACCATTAACGCCAATGGGACTGGCTCAGTCACTTTAGTCTCCACAGCGGGTACTAGCAATATCACTATTGTTGGCGCTAAGACCATTGCCCGCACCACAGACTTTACGACTGGTGGTGACTTCTTTGCAAACACGCTCAATGACGAGCTTGATGCACAGACTATTTTTATTCAGCAAGTAGCTGAGACCGCAGAGCGTGGCCTTAAAGCGCCAGTCACAGACCCGACTGACATCAATATGACTCTGCCCCGTAAGGCAGATCGCGCTGGTAAATATCTTGCGTTTGATTCTTTAGGTAATCCTAAACCGGGT